TACCAGCAGGCGGGCCAGCGGGCTAGTGATCTGACTGGACAGATGGATTCGATTGTGCGCACATCTCCGCAGGCGCAGGCGGCGATTGTTAACCCTGTCGATATAGCGCAACGGCTGGACGCCTTGCAAATGGATAGCCCATGGGCTAAACAGGCACTAAACGCCAGCGACTTGGCGTCACTCAAACAGGCGAAAATTGATTACTTAACCAAGCATGGAGCGGTATTCGACAGTTCCGGCAACATGACGACTCCGCCGCGAATGATGACGCCCGTCGAAGCGCTGGAGGAGAAGCAGGCCACCTATCAAGTGAATCGGCAGAAATACAACGCCGCACAGCAAGGTGGGTCACCCGTTGGTGCAGCCACAGACGCCGCCGAGAAGACGCTGGCGCGCGGGGCCAAGGATCAGCTTGTAGCATTGTACCCGGAGTTACAGGGGCTCGGACAGCAGGCCGGGGATATGATTGATCTGGAAGACTCGTTGCGCAAATTTGTCGGCCGAGAGCGCAACCGAAACAGCGTGGGACTCAGATCGACTATTTTAGGAGGAGCTGCACTCGCCGGGATGGCAAGTGGACATGCGGAGTCTGGAGTCGGCGTAGGGATGCTGGGATTAGCGTTAAATGCATTGGATGATCCAGCCGTGAAGTCCAAGCTGGCTATCGCTCTGGCGCATGTGGGAAAATCGCCGATCGGCGCAGCCGCGCAATACCTCAAGCCTTCTACATCTCTTCCGATCGCGATCCGGTTGGGTCAGGCGGTGATATCGGGACAACCACAGGTACAGCAATAATGGCAAACGGAAAAACAGTAACGGAGCGGCGCTTAGCGAGATTGGCGCGTGCCAAGTCCACGCAGCAGGGACTGCCAGGTGCGTATGATGCTGGCCAACTACCGCCAGAATCCATTCCCCACCAAGCAATCACTTCCCCTCCTAGCCCAGGAGCCAGCACGGACATGGCCGCCGGCGGCATGCCGCTAGTCCGTGGTAACTCAAACGCGCAGCCGATGTCTCCGCAGGGACACGCCACCGTCCAGCACGTCGGACAGCAACTCGCCAAACTGGGAGGACCCAGCGAGATCGACCCTTCCACCTCTGCCAGGGCTCTGCAGACGGGCGCCGATTTAGCAGCACAGACTGCCGCACCGGTATCGCCTGCTCCAGGTCTGGAATCCAGGGCGCTCGGACAGCTCGAAGGGGAGCAGAAGACGCCCGAGGTTAAATCTTTCCTCCGCTCCACGATCCGCAACCTTCCCAATTACAAAATACCCGGCATGGGTGCAATGTCCAACCGGCCAGGAGAATCATTCAACGAGTTTAAAACACGTGTTATCACCGCCATCCGTGGCCTGATGCAAAAATTGGCCACCGCGCCGCAATCCAAGATAGTAGTCCCAACCTCGTCGCAGGTTATTCGCTTGGTAAAGGCGTGGTGCGATGCCGGATGTCCGGATGATTTCTCCGTGAACGTCAACACGATGGGGAAAGACGATGAGGGGAAGCCGGGTGAAATGGAGCGATTGTTCCCAAAGCCATCCGGTCAATGGGAAATCACTCCGTTTAGTCCCAAGTCAGCGAAGGAGTTCTCCCCTGGGATTTATCTGATGCGTCATGGCGAAACGGACTCCATGCAGGCACAGGGCGCATCGGAGCATCAGAAATCACGCGCGCAGATTATCGCCCATGTGCGAGCGGGTAATTACGCCGGAGCGCGTACGGTTGGGCAGGCAGCGGTAGGCGCTGGTCACATGAGCGACGAGGATGTTTCCTCAGCAGTGGATGAGGCGTTGCCGGATGCCAATACTGCCGAACAGCTATCCCCCACGGAGTTGCTCGCCGCCGCTAATGCCGCCAGCCCGCAGAAAAGGGCGGAACTTACCCCCGCTCTACAGCGTAAATTTTCGGACCTTTCCACCGTGTCTCCCTACGGCCAGCAGCAGTTACGGTCGCATCTGGGGAGGCTGGGAGTGCGGGCTTAACCTCTGCGCACAGGAGCCGCATCTCATGGGCGTAGTCGATCATTCCCAGTAAATCGTATTCGAGCATCGGTTTAGGCCAGGACTTCCCCGCCAAACCGTTCCCCATAACTCGCCAACGGCACGCTAGCCAAACAGCCGCTAGGCGAATTAGAAACTCTCGCTCGTAGCGCACAGTTCCTCCGGTGCATGGAACATTGTCATTTGTTCAGAATCTTCCGTATCTAATTCTACTCCCTTCAGGTTTTCCACTGCCTGACGGTAGAACGATGGCTTCAGTTCTACGCCAATTCCTCTACGACCAGCACGCACGGCAGCATAGACTTCGGAACCTACCCCCATGCATGGCGTGAGCAAGGTTTCTCCAGGGTTGCTCCACAGTTCCACGCATCTGGATATGGCGTCGAGTTGCAGTGGGTGCATGTGCTTCTCGTCATCAGGTTCGCGGGCATCTTTGAAGCTCAGCACGGCATTCTCAACGCGACTGCCAGTATTGCCGCGGATGTCATCCCAAACACATGAGGCATACTGACGCCAGATCCATTGAGAATAGCGATTCTCTATCTGACTTCCCCTCCATCCCTTGTATCGCAATAATTCGTGAGGAATCTTACGCTCTCCGTAGTAGCGTAGCAGTCCGTGCTCGTGGGTAACAGGAACCGCATTGAATCCCTTTCTGCGGAATATTAGCATATAATCCGCACCGGCTACCACGCAATTGCAGGAATCATCTACTATTGACTTGTGAGCCAGCGCCTTGGTTAAAGTCCGGTTACGCACGTCGAGCGGTTCCTTCCATACTGTAATTCGCGGGCTGGCCATTTTAAATCCGTTGGCCTCGTATAGTTTGATGATGTCTCCTGGGAAATCTGTATATGAGTCACTCCCAGTGTTGCCGCTCGGTACATCCATGCAATGAACTACAGCCATCCTTCCAGGCTTGGTTAGGCGAAACAATTCCCGTACAAAGAACCCGTAATGCTCGAAAAACTCGGCATAGGTTCGACAGTTAGATAGGTCTCTGTCAGATGATGAGTAGTGGTACAGGCATCCACCACTATCTGTTGCGAACGGCGGCGAATGGACGGAAAGGTCTATGCAGGCGACTGGCAGTGATGGCAAGAACTCCAAACCGTCACCATTTGCGATTGAGTACTTATCCGTCGTTAGTTGATCGATGATAGCCATGATGGAACAAACGCCTCCTTAGTAAATTTGTATCCGCCTTCGATGCGGAGTGCTTCGTGCATGTACATCACAAGAGAGTCAAACATGCGATCGGCATTGGCGGATTTCCGTTGCATGTTTTCCTTTGCCCCACGCTGTCCCTCGGTGGATATGATGTCATTTATTACTTCCCGTGTTTGCCCGAATCTCCAAGAGCGACGGACACCCTGGTAGTGAGACTCGAAGGAATGGGAAGCATACTCCACTACGTGCGCACAATGTTGGCAGTTTAGTCCCCATCCACCTATTTTTTGCTTCGAGATCATTCCACGCGCCTGCCCGGACAGGAAAGCGTCATACTTTTCTTCCTTCTCATCGTCCGAATCGGCGCCAGATATATGGACCGCATCCAGCATTAGTCGTTCAAGCAACTCCCCTTCTGGGTTCAGTTGGCACCACATGATGAACGGCTGGCCGGTATGAGCCGTAAGTTCCGCCGCTTTCTCGCAGCGTTCGGTGATTGTACGATGCGCCTCCTCCAATTCTTCCGCACGGTTGGTCGCAGCCGTAGCGTATAGTTTTCCAGGCGCAAGGGTGCGCGTCTCTACAATATGCTCGCGCTCGATTAGTGGAGGAAGCACAAATTTGGCATCCGAGAACGGACCGAAGTCAGATGGCCTGCGACCGCCGCGAGCCCACGAACATACCCAACGAAAGAACGGCTTCTCCGCGTGGCCCTTAAATCTCCATCCTGGCTGATCAAAGGAACGCGGCGCGGAGAATCCGTGATACCTTCCCTTTTGGTCGCTCGTATTAGCATCATTCTTGAAATAGCGATTGAGCATATCAACCTGTCCAAGGACGCCCAATGCTTCGCTCGATGTACCAAGTTCGATATAATCGTTCGGCGCAGCCGTAGCGGTTGCCAGCAATCGATACGGAATAGTCCGCATAAATTCCGTAACCTCGGAGCGTAACTTTCCATTAAATGCCTTCAATCGACTCGACTCGTCGCAGATGACGCCTGCGAAGTCATGGGGGTTGAAGTAATGCAACCTTTCGTAATTCGCCACATTAATACCGGGCTTGATTTTGCCATCTCGCGACCGATGCGCTTCGATGCCAAACTTCTCGGCCTCCGCCACCATCTGACTGCCGACCGCTAGTGGAGTTAACAGCAAGACTGGCTTGTTAGTGTGGCGTACCACATTCTCACCCCAGACTAACTCCTGAATTGATTTTCCCATACCGCAGTCTTGGAACTGAGCGGATTTTCCCTTGAGGATGCTCCATTCCGTATTAGCCGCCTGGAAGTCGAACAAAAAGTCGGGCATCCAGTTTGGATTGAAACCTTCAAAGGTCCCGTCCTGCGCACGTCGCTTCAGAAACTGCTCGACCTCAACGTTCATGGCAGCCTCTTTCTAATTATTTCCCTTTCTGTCAGGCAAAATTGGCAGTGCCGTTTATTTTCGGCCTCCGTTCCCTGTCTTATGTGGAATCCACAGTAAGTAGGCGTTCTAATGCTTGCTGCAATAGACTTTACAGCGTTTGGTCCAGTTAAGTGAATAGTCCCGGTATGAGAAACCACTTCACTCTCACCAATTAACGGCATTTGTGTGTTCATTGGATTATCCTCTTTCATAAATCCCATCCTCCGTACGCGAGTAACCCAACCCGCGCAGTATAGACTCCGCCCTTGCGCCTTCTCCAGCGCGCCACTGCGCCGGAGGCAGCCCGATGCAATGCTCCAGCACCTCCGCCAGAAATACCCTTTCCGATGTACTCTCGATCGACATCCCGGCCGATCGGTTATACGGATGCCGACACCATCGGGTTATCATCCTAGCCCACGGGTCGGAACTACGCCGCTCTCGCTGCGCCTGCTCCGCTTCCCCGGTCATGCCTTCCACCAAGTGCCACTGCTCGCCGCTCTGGAAATACCTGTACGCCTCGGCCCACAACTGGTCGCGGTCCTTCTCAATAGCAGCCAAGTCTATCTTGTCAACCCAGATTGGCCAGAACCGCCGCGTACCATATTCGCCCGTTATCCATTGCTGCTGGTTTGTGGATCCGGCGAAAATATTCTGCCGCGGGAACTCCGCTGACCGCCGCGAGTAAGCTGGCCGGAAATTATCCTGGCGCCGGTCCAGGAATCCCAACACCTGCTGCCACTCGGCGCGCCGCAGGGATGCCAATTCCTTCAGTTCTATAATCCAGTACCCCTGCAAGTTAACCGCTGCCTCGTGGCCGCGGCCGATGTCGGAAACGTCATCGGTGAACCACGGATGACCCAGCGCACGGAGCGCCGAGCTTTTCCGCACGCCTTCTTTTCCCTCCAGCACCAGCATGTAATCTGCTTGGCAACCGGGCCGCATAACCCGCGCTACCCCGGAGATCATCCACCGTACGCCGATCTCGCGGATTAGCTCCGTGTCTTCGGTTCCGGCGTACCGGCTAAGCCAGTTGCATAAGCGCATTTTCCCGTCGTATCTGAGCCCGTTGAGGTAGTCTCGCACGGGATGATAGGACCGCTCCATCGCCACTGCCTGCACGGCCTCAGCAGCTATACTGGTCGGTATGTGCAGGCCCTGTCGCTGGCACCACTCCGCCGTCTTCGTATCTTCGTGATCTCCCCATTTACCCATCGATCCTCCCCACGGAGGACTTCCAATCAGCTCCGGCCGGCAGGAGAACAGGTTGTACCGCACGGGAAACCCTTCCAACATAGCGATTGCGTTAGCCACTACCGGCCGCAGAGATCCATTCGTGGTCAAAAGGTATTTGCTGTCAATCGGCACCGCCATCATGGCCTTGGCGTCCGCTATATCAGCAAAAAAGTGCGTCTTATTGAAATCCTTTCCCCACTTATCCTTGGCCTTTTTAGAGAATTCCCGGACCTCAATTGCTGGCGTAGTGGCTGCCGCCTTGATGAGATCCGAGTGATATGCTAACTCCACCGGGCCAGCCAGCGCTCGCGCTACGCAGAAAGCAAACGCCGACGCTACGGACTCCTGCGCGGCACTAAGGTAAGGATTGGCTTCGGGCATGGATCAAGCGGTCATGCTCCGACCTTGAGAACCTTCTTAGCTTCCGAAGGCTTTCCGCGATGGATTATCTTGCCGGCATTCCACCACTGAGCCCGCGCGTCCTCCTCGCTGCTAGTGGAAACGCAGATCGCCAGAAACAGCGCCAGATTTATCTCGAAGAAACTTCCCGGCTCGCACTTCAGCTCCCAGCGGATAATCGATGTCGTGCTCCATGTTATATCCGGCATCGACATCTTGGGTAAAAAATTCTGCGGTTCCAATTTAACTGGAGGTAGGCTCATGCTCTCCTGATTTCGGCTAAACGCTTCTCGGACCAACTTGCGAACGTACGCGACCGGTCGGGATCTTCGCGCCGTATAACTTCCCGACGCAGCCTGTATTCCCGCTGCTTGTCGCTGCTGGCCCTGCGGCAACGATCGCAGCGACATCCTTGACGATACGCAGCATAGGTTCCGTGATTCATTCGGGGTTCTCCCACTGGCAAGCGAATTCCTCGCCGCATTTAGGGCACAGATATTTGCGATGGATCGGCAGGGTAGCGCCTCGATGCATTAGGACGCACCAGCGACGACGTAGGTAAGATGATACGGCTTCAGAAAGACGCATTTGCTTTCTCATCAGCATATTGCTCTTGCTCTTCGTCGTCATCCATCTCATCGTCTACGTTTGGCGCCTGAATGCGAGCAGACTCCACAAGTTTAACGACGGATAATGGCCTCCTGGTTCCCGACCGTATCGAGGTTATGGCCGTGGCCTCATCGCAGGGTATTATCCTGTAGATCGATCCGCTTCCGACCAACACGCTCAAGGCAGGAACGGCAGCGCGGCGAATGATGCTCCCCGGCCTACAATATTGCTCGCCGACATATTCGGATATTCGCAACTCCTCATCACATTCCTCAAGGGCTGGAGAGTCGATGCGAAACAGCACCGCTTGACCGTATGCCTCGGTGGTTACATACCCCACATGCGATTGGTGGCCCATCACCTCAACCTTGGCCCATCCCTTAAATTCTGCTTGATTCTCGTTCATTCAATCCTCCTTTAGCTAGCCCCATCCAAGCCTCCGCAAACTCGCGCTCATACTGCACGTGCTCGCGCCATTCTTTACGGTCCGCGACTGTCGCCATTCGCTGGAAATATGTATACCGCTCCATAGTGGGCATATTGCGGTACCGGTACAGTATCCGGCTCACGCAGCCAGCGAAATCCTCATCGTCATCGTCCAAGGCTGCGTGCATCGCTGCCAGCGTGCCAGACTCCCACCGCGCCCACCACCACTTGCAGAACTCAGCTTCCTGCGCGGCCGCTTGGCGCTGCTGCCTCGTTAGATCGTCCGGCTTAGCATCCAGCGAAACACCAAAGCGAAGCGCCACTGCCTCTGCAGCGCGCGGGAATGGCATGCGCTCCACGCGCATAACGAAGTCCACCGCCGAACCTGACGCCGCGCATCCGAAGCAGTAGAAGTGATCAGCATAGACGGTAAAGCTGGCGGTGCGTTCCTTGTGGAATGGACAGCGCCCAGTCCAACGCTGCGGGCCGGATTTTCGCAGCGGCACGTAGTCTGCTACAAGCGCTGGCAGGTCCACCGCGCGTATACGGGCCAGGGATTCGGAGGCGATCATCCCGCCACCCAGAAAATGAGGATGACAATCCCCTCTAAGATGCCCGCATAAATCACAATCATTGTTAATAATGCACCAAAATATTTTAAAACACGATCGTATGGTTCAAAGGTGGCTCTGTAGGCCGCCCACTGTTCAGGGCTTCCTAGTGGAAGCTTATATGCCAGGTCGACCGCATCGGAATGATCCTTGATGGCCTTGTTCCATAGATATGGACAGAGCAGCCATTCCTTCCAAGTCATCACCATTCCCCCTTCAGTTGCCGCGCTTCTCGCCCCATCTCATCGGGATCAGACAAGGAGTTCTCGGCCATGGACCGCGCCAGCAGTGGCGAGTAAATGCCGAGCTTGGGCTCGTCGTTCAGCGACTTGCAGTGTACGCAGATCCTCGTGGTCGGCACGGCCAGCAGGCGCGCTGGCGAGATCGGTTCTTCGCAAATGGCGCAGTTCATAAATCCTGCATCCTCCCGTAAGTAATCTCTGGAATGCGAATCCTCGCCTTTATGCAGGCGATGCATTCTCCCAGGTCGCGCGCAACGATATACACGCCGCCATGTGACTCAATCATGCGCCCAAAAGCTATCTGCGCGGCGGATTGCTTATCCTTGCCGACCTTAACCTCGATCTCCAGACGGCGCCCGTCAGGAAGTATCCCGGTGATATCGGCCTGCCCATTGATACCGGCGGAAACGCGGCGCGGGCGACCATCCTTACCGGCAGCCATTGCGTCAATGCGGTTGTTGCGCCACGCTACCCCCAACCCTTGCTTGGTAATCTCCAGCAGTATCTCCGTCGTCAGGTAGTTGGCCGACATGTCAACGCGAGGACGGGAAGGCGTGGGCATCAGTTCCATGCTATTCATATCTCAACCTCCGGCGGCTCGCGCCGCATAATCAACCGCTCCTCAGACTCGAAAATCTCCACGGGAACTCCCTTCGTCTTCGCCATCTCATGAGCCCACGCGACAACCGGACCAACCACCATGCCGGTGATTTGCACAGGATGGCCGTCTTTCTCTATTCCTACGGCCACGGCGCGATATCTCATAACTCCAACCCCTCTCCCGTCAATGCTTCCTCACTCCGCGGAGCCACAAACCCGGGAACCCATTCCTTCGGCGGCGCAGACCCGAAACGATCCTTGAACACGCTGACAGCCCACGCCGTCTTGTTTTTAACCCCAGGTCTCATGCCGGCATCTTCCATCAAGCTCTGGAATACGCGCATCCGATGCAGGCTAGCAGACTGGCCGTCGCTGCCTCGGTACGTTACATTCTCCATGCGTTTATACTCCTGCAACTCACCCTCTTGTACCTGGATCTTAGCGACCTGCTTTAGCATCGGGATTCCGCAACATGGACACTCCTTTGGTCCATCACGGAAAACAGCGTAGCAGGGATACTGGATTACCCCCTTGACCATCGCCGGAACCTTGCAGGTAACGTATCTTTCCTGCTTCTCTGCTGTACCGATCGAGACCGCCTCGCCATCCAGCGACCACGGTATCGCGTCCTCGAAGCATCCGTATGGCTCGTGGAAGGCAGTATTCCCAACGTGATCAAGCACAAGGAACTTATTTTTTCCTGGGTAGGGTCGGCTGCCCCTTCCAAGCATCTGGCGCCATAGTCCCAAGCTAGCCGTCTTGCGTGCGGCGATGAGGCAGGAGACCACCGGATGGTCCCATCCAATCGATATGCAGCCCACAGACGATACCCCGCGCAGATTGCCCCTATCGAGATCGTCCCAGATTCTAGCCCGCTCATCCAGTTTGGTATCCGCATCAACGTATGCCCAGTCATAACCAGCAGAGCGGAAACTCTCTGCGATATGCTGCGCGTGGGACTGGTCGATGCCAAACGCAGCCGTCTTCACTCCCCCTGCATGCTGCTCCCAGTGTTTGACGATATCCCCAAGTATGGTTGTCTTATCGCAAACCTGAGCCATCTGCTTCGAATCGAACTCACCAGCCGTTTTTTTCACTGTGCCCAAATCGGCTGGCGGTGGCGGGGCGAGCACTCGCGACCCTACCAAATTTCCCTGCTTTATCAACTCCTGCTCCGATGGTCCGATGACCATGGCATCGAATAACCCGCCAGTCTTTCTGCCCAATCCCTTCTTGTCTAAGCGAATCGGAGTTGCCGTCATCCCAATCACCCGGCAGGCATAGCGCGATAGCGCCTTGCGCCATGTCGGAGACAGCGCCATATGGCAGTTGTGGACTAGGACGCCATTAGCGAAGTAAGAAGGGTGTCCGCTGACGTGCAGGTTGTACACAGTCGCATAGCGTCCTGGTTCGATACGCGAAACACTTTCCACCCTAACGTAGCCAACAGGGAGTCTTTCTTCGCATCTTTTAACTTCCCCTTTCCGTAGTGTGTTTTCCCATCGATCTCTATGCCTATTTTTAGCCTCCTGTTGCCTAGATCCAACTTGTAGCATGTTGGATATCCATTGCCCTTCGCGCGCATCTTCGTCGGTACGGAAACTTCCGTCTCCCACCCTTCCCCGAGCTTCTTCATCACATATTTCTGTGGCTCCGTTATGTGGCCGTTTCCTCCCCGTGTTAATGGCTTGTGCCCGATGTCTTTGAGAGTTTGCGTCATCTTCTGCAATGCTGCGGGGTTCCTCATTGGATTCTCCGCTTTCTTCGAGCAGGATTTTCCGCAATATATCTGCGCGGTCCATTTTCGGAACGACATCTTCTGGCCAGGAGAGAATTCCACGCCGCAATGCGCGCACGGCTTCCTCTGGGAAGATTTGATGTCCCTCCAAGTCTTTTGCTTCGATCCACCCACTATCGGTAAAGAATGGATGATATCTTGTACATTCGATACTTTTTCCATCTGATAGTTCCACCTTAACCCTTTGCTCAGATTTAACGGACGCAGTTCGGCTGCATCCAATCACGCACCCCACTCCATTTGCATTCTTGACCCAATCTCCCACAGATACTCTCTCTATTGGGAGTTGTTGGCCATTTCCCATAGTGACCATAGTTCCACGAACGAAACATTCGTCAACGATAATCAAATCCGCCGCTGGCGGTTCGTCCATTCGGTGCAAAGTATCGATACTTGCCACCTGCACCGGGTGCCATCGCTCGCGCGCGCGTCCTCCCATCAATACCCCGTGCTCGATGCTTAGCCTGCTAATACGCTGCGACATATCCACCACGAGCGACTTGCCATGTACAGCGAATATTATGCGCTTGCCACGCTTCACCGCGCGATGGACGATTACGGTAATTACGGTCCCTTTTCCGTAACCACACGGAGCTACCAATAGTGGGTCGCGGCCGTGCCGGATATGTTCCCGCAAAGAATTTAGGTCCTGCTCTTGATGCGGGCGCAGCGTGGGCAGCGTCATCCCAGCGTATCCTCGTCGGAGTCGGCGATAGCGGCTAACCCGCTCACCATGGACCTCAGGCGAGTAATCTCTGACCTAAGTTCCTGATTTTCATATACAAGGAACGAATAGCCAATTCTTCTGTCAAGATTGGTAACTTGGACGTCCAATAATGAATCGGACCCAGGCCACGGCAACGCTTCCTTAAGGCTTTTCTTACAACATTCCAGGCGCACTTCTACCGTCCCATTTTTCATACACTTTTCGCTTTCCGCTCCTGAAACAGCGAGGAGCCGGGCTAGTGGTCGGCGGAAAGCTTTGGCTCGCCGGCTCCTGCCCGCTGTTGACCATCATTCCCGTTGCAAGCGGGAATGTAGAAAATCCTACACCTTCCCGAGGAAGAATGCAAGAGGAATATTACGAAGCGATTAAACTCCTAAACGCTGCAATCCTGCTTCGAACCACAGCTACCCACATTGAACCGAGGCAGGCGATGCAGTCACTATCCACGCTCCGATAATGAGGTCCTACGCAGTCGCACCAGTCAATCAATACCCCGCAGAATCGGCAGGTTACGGACCTTCCCGAAGGGCTCATTTTTCCAGGTCTATGCCAGCACCACATAATCAAAACGATAGCTCATCGTCCTTGTTGAAAGGGATTCCGGAAACTTCCTTGAGTTTTCGCATGGAGTCTTCCGCAGCCTCCTTCCACGTTGAGAGGGCTTCCGCTGCCTTGGACTCGGCCGCTGGCTTAGCTGTGGACCTCAATAGCGCGCGATGCACGGCGGCGCACGCGGCCAGCACCACCTCGCGCCCTTCGGCGGGAAGATCCGCGAATGCATCGACAATCCAGTTTTGTCTCGCCTCTTTGCTAAGTCTCATGCTATTTACCCCTATCATTCATCAGGATCAAGATAAATTCCACCAAATGCTCATACATAACGTTTTTTCGCATGAGCGCCTTGCAAATCTCAAATCTGGACTTTTTACTTTTAACAACATGCTCAATCAGGGAACTCACTGTATCCCCTCCACCGGCTCCGCTACAGGCATCGATGCGTCGGCCCGCTGCGCTGTTATCTTGTTCCCTTCATGATCCGCCGCGATCGCCTTACGGTCATCCTTGGATATCGAAGCCCAAAACTCCTGGTAAGCCGCTACGCCGTCCTCGGCGGCCGAACGGGCACGCTGGCGCAAACGCTCCGATATATCCAGCGCTGGCGCGTCACAGTTCCACCGCTGGATCGCCTCCCCGTCAGCCTTGGTCAACAGCTTGCGGCCAGGGAACAGCCTCGCCAGCGGCTCGGGAACCTTCAGCGGGACGGCATGGTGCGTGTGCTCATCGAGTTGCAGAGAGACCAGCATCTCAAACACGAAATTCTTCTCGCAGATGGGCTGCAGGCCGAGTGGCACGATCATATCCTTTTCGGCCACCTGCCCATCCTCGACCACGGATCCGGCGCTCGTAACCAGCAAGTCGCCCTTCTTGAAAATCTTCACCTTGTCCCGAGCCCGCAGGCAGAAAATGATGTGCATTGGCGAGCTCAGCAGGTGGTTAACGAATCGCTTGTGGGACATCTTTGCTTTTGCCCAGTTTGGCATCCCTCCGAGTTTGTTTTTCTCGGCGATCTCAGCGCAGCCGCCGGTACCTTCCCACTCGTGCGTCCCGGAATCCACAACGCAAACCGTTATGCCAGCGTCCTCCGCGGCCCTGATGTGCTCAATGTAGCGATCGGGACCAAACGGCGGATCAAACCGCAAATAATCGTACCCATTGGGCAATGCGGCTCGGATTCCAGGAGAGTCAGCATACATCTCGCCGCGCCCGTTCTCCGTGTCTATCATGCCCACTCGACCATTATGTCCGGCGATCCCCGCGGCCACCAGAAGCGACGAGAAAGTCTTTCCGCCACCGGATACCGACGATATCGCCATCAGCATCGGAGCCGCTTTGCGTTGCGCTTTGCGAAATTCAAGCGGCATTCTCCCCCTCCAGAGGTATGTCTCGTTCGTTCTCGGAATCCCAGACGGCATCCATTAGTTCTTCCAGTTCATTCTGAATGTCATACAGGGGCCAGTTCTCTGGGCCAGCATACAGGATGGTCATTTCTCGAAATCTACGCATAAACTCATTAACTGTCATCAGTACATCACCCCCGGAATCTCTTGATCCTCAACCTCTGTCACTTGGCAGGCATAGCGCCAAGGTCGGTAGACGCCGAAGTATTCCATGCAGTCCTTGAACGTGCGCAACAGGCCTTTTATCTCCATGACGCCGCGTTGCCAAAGCAGGTTAGGCGCGCCTGTCATTCCCGGCCGTATCGCCCGCAGCCGAGTTTCATGCGGCGGATCGCTTTCCACAAAAGCAAACACAAAATCTCCCTTCCACTTCGGCCATCCCTTCAACTTGCTGTAGAATATGGCCTGCAAGTAGTACTTCTCGTACCAGATAGCGTCGGCAACCGACTTATCCACAGTGCGCCCATGCTTTACGGTGAAGGTCTTAAGGTCTAGAACGTTCGACTCGTCCCAATCGAGCAGACCCTTCAGTCGGAGTCCGGTATCGCTATCGATCGCCTCCAGGCATTTATCTGGCTCGCCTTGTTCGAGCATCTTGACTAGCACGGGCTCGTCCGCTAAAGCAAGGGCCATGCCAATTATTCTCTCCCAGTCTTCATGCTTGACAATAACCTTGCCCGCATTCTCTACGGCGAACTGCTCGCGCAGGATTTCAACCACTGGGGGGTGACCGGGCATCGCGTAACACTGCGCGATAACCTCAGCCTTGCGGGTTCCTTTAGGAGTGGAGCCCTTGCTTCGTATCCAGTTGCGGATGTCCTCGATTGTCTCCAGCGCGTCCTCTGGAGGAGTGATATCGCAAACATATCGGCGGTCAAACTCAATGGGAGTCAGGACAGCGCAATGCAGCGCGGTTCCTAGCTCCATCTCGGCGGTGGGCGTAATAGGATCACGTCCCGGGCGGATGTGCTTATACCAAGCGCGCAGCGGAGAGACCGATAGGTCTTTAAGAAGGCTGTAGTTTACCGCAGGGATGGCATCGTACTCAGCGCGCGTCATTTACCGCTCCAATGAAACTCTGCCCATATAGCCAACCACCACAGACCCGTGCCGGCCAGTATAGCTATCGCACTCCCCAAGTAAAATCGGCGAGGATGCCGACGGCGCGAGCAGCCGCACAGAATGTTTCTTTCCCGGTCTTGGATTGCTACTATGCATTGACACCTACGGCGCATCATGGTTTACCTCTTAATATTCCGCTCACATTCTTGGATCTTTCTTTCCGCATATTCAATCTCGTATTCGAGTGATTTGTCTTTCCCTCCAGCCTTGATTAACTTTTTTCGAATCCACTCCAAGTGAGACTTCCAAAAGGCAATGGATTGCTCTGCGGTCTTCATATGTCCAACCTTTCCACGAGCGCCTTGACCTCGGCGTAAGTATGAGTGTCGTTCCATGAAGCTATCGACCGAGCCCCAGCCGATCTATTCACAGCGGCTTCGTATATTTTCTGGAGTATATCGGCATGGGCTTCAGATCCGTAGCATTTTTTGGCCGCTCCCGCGAGGCACCAACAAACGGCTTTGGGGCTGCATGGGCCTACCAAAGATCCGTCTTTACTTCTGGCGAAAGCGCCTGTCGTCCACTTCGTTTCTTCGCTGAGTAGCTCTTTAATGTTCACAGTGCCTCCATGGCTTTCTCCAACGCAACTCCCATCGGTTCGGTAAGTTCATCGAGCCACATATCAGGATGAAATCTAAGCAATATCTCAACGCCAGCACAGTTTTGGGCGAATATTGCTTTCGCCATATCCTGCTTGTCGCAGCAGGGAGCGCAGAGGTATTCGCCAATCTTGCGTAGCGGATCAGAAGGGCAGCCTCCCCATCCCTTCGTTATAGTCCGTCTCCGCGCCGTCTCCTTGCATTCCGCGCAAATCGAGTGCGGCCCCGAGGTGCAGATAACTGCGTCGTCCTCGCAATCCGCACAGAGGTAGCCGGAGCAGTTAGCGCATTGCTTGTATTGCTCCGACACCTTATAAACCGATACGGGAACGGGCCACCAGCCCGCTATATGGCTGCACACCTTAATGTCCGGCAGCGGAGCGCCGTCAAGTTCCCGATGAATCGTTTCCATTAGCTTTCTCCTCTGGCCTTGGCGAGCGCGGCACAGGCTTTATTTATCAGCGCTACGCACTCATCGTAGTGTAGACCGTTGATCGTCACGCCAGCGATTCCTAGGATGCTTTCCAGCGCCGCGTATAGTTCCGGCGCAGCGGCGATCAAACGAGCGTTGTGGAATGAAACATCATTTGGCGGAGTATAACCGTGGGTCTGTGCTATTCCTTCGACCACAATCATCACGTTGTCTCGGTTGGTTACGGATCGACCGTCCCAATTCCAAGGCCCAGGCGTCCACTTCGTATTGCTCATTAACAGCACCCCGCATCGGGCATTCCTTTGGTGGTGGAGTGTGCGAAAGACATCTCAAGCCATCCTGCTACCACAGCCGAATAGCATCCATATCGCTCGTTCCATGTGATTACAGCCAGCATGAGAGCACTCGGTTTGAATTCAAAATAACGCGGCATATTATCCCTTCCGCAGGTGACCGCCGTACAGCCACTCGCCGTAACTCATTGTAGGTGGATCGGCCGGCTTACTCTCAACGAATGTCAGCATCTCTATCTCAATGCGCTCGGGATGCTCGAAATCGCCGTCCTCGAATTCATCCCATCCGATGACTAGTCGTGCGGGCCATGCGGCTGGTGAGGTAACTTTGATGTTTCCATGGGTACCGTATTTAACCGTTGTCATTTTCACTTAACCACCTCCGCGAGTCTCTTCATGTCGGCCAGAGCAGATTCATTGTCATCGAAAAATCTGCAAGGATTTCACGCGGGCTGTCAAAATCCAAAATCCTAAATCCTAAATCGTAATTCCTGTTTTACTCGAACAACTCGAAATCAATTACCTGCGATTTATCGGAAAGTGTTCGGCGGATTATCTTGAATCCGACGAACGTCTCGCCCCCGCTGCCGTCAATGCTTGCATCCATAATCGCGGAAAGTTCGGGATCTTTCGCTAATGTCGCAAGTTCGTCCAAAAGATCACCCACAGTGTCGCACTTAACCTTGGTTGTTGAAAGAATCGCCATGTTTTGCTCCTTTTTTTTCCGTTAAAATCCTAAATCGTAATCTGCTTTCCAGGCTTCGGGGTCTTCGTTGTCCACTACTACTGGACGAGGCGTTATTGTGGACAGCACGCACGGCGGTGGCTTGTTCGGTGGCTTCGCGGGCCACAGCCAGGCGATTGGTCTTTCCGTTCTGTTTCCAGCCGATTATTTGTCCCATCTGCTTATCTCCTCTGAAATAAATGTAGCATCGTCAATCGATCACGTCAACAAAAATATAGCATCGTTGGTAAAGTTTAACAATCTTCACAATTTGACGCCCAGCAGCCACGATGCTATGATTATTACGATGACTCGGACCCACGCAGCTACAGAGATTCGCAGCAAGCCAACGCAGTGCCCACGGTGCGGGCGTCTGTGCTCCAGCTGGAGAGAATCCCGCCGCGCCCATTGGGATTGCGTTACGCGGCCCAAGGGTAGGCCAAGAAAACTCACTTCCCCTGACATCTAGCGCCAAGCGCTATCCCCCAGAACCTTAAATGTTTGCGCTTATCTGCGCATTCATCCATTAGCTCGAACATCTTCACGACTTCGTAAGCAACCTCGTAAGTAACGCTCGCGGGGAGCGCCGTGAGTGCCAGCTTGCGCGCCGCGCTTTCCGGGCCACGCCGCTTAGGGTTGGCGACTGGCGTGTACTTCTGATGGGCGATCGCGGCAGCCGAGGGAATTCCTACGTGGGCTACGAGTTGCATGGCTATTAGAGGGTCAATTCTCGGACCAAGGTCATGCTGTGGTAAATCTCCCTTAATAACCCTCCAGGCCGCACACACTCCACGCGGCCCAATGGTCTCGACGCGCGCAATTCCGGCGTCAAGTGCAGCTGCTCGT